GTGTAACAACGGTCCGGTAATCTAATTCCCGCGGGAATTGATTCAGAATAGAAATTTGTAAGAAACTCAGCAACCGATTTCGCGCTCATATGTTTCCACGAAATGAGCCTATCGATACGACCAGGGCGTAAAAACGCCGGGTCGAGAGTCTTCAAACAATTTGTATCAAATATCATAATATGTCCGTAACGCTCGGGCACTCCATCCATAACATTGAGGATTTCACCGAGTGTTAATAGATTATCGGGTTTGTATGTATAATGTTTGCCTTTTTCTACGGTCTTATCTTTATCTTTCTCCTTCTCTTTATCTTTCTCTTTTGAATCGTTGATTTCACTAAGACTCTCCACTAAATTCGTAAATTGCTTTTCCTTTTCTTTATCCCGTTTGTTTAGCATCGTCATGGCTTGTGTATCCACTTCAGGTATATAATAAATACGTTTATCGTGCGGTACATATTCACCGCCAATAGACGGCATATGAAAGGTTTCGTACAACATTTGAATATTTTGAATATGCGATAGATTAATAACGAATAATGTATAACCGGTATATTCCGCAATGGCTTTGACAAGTTTCGTTTTTCCTACACCAGGCGGTCCTTCATTCAAAATTGTATATGTCCAAGGTCGTCCAGTACGTTCATATACAGCTTTATTATTGAGGTAGTAATCCAAATCGCTAAGAACCGTCGTGGCTTCCTCGCAAAAGAAATTACGGAAGGAGGAAGTTGTTTGAAATTTGTAAATCATGAATTTCAGACGTTCATTGCTACTTTCGGAATCTGTATTTGGTGTACTGACAAATATCTGTTGTGGTTTATTTACTGTATCACGAATACGTTTTGATTCTGAAAATATATATTGAATATGGTCAATAAGTTGTTGTGGTGTGCCATTCTTAATTCGAATCGTTAGTATGAGCTCTGTTTGCTGAACGCCGTCTTGGTCCGTATTGCGCTCAGCCCACATTTTATACTGTATATTCGGTCTATTAACATGATGAAAGAATGTTACAGTATCATCAATGAGAATCGCTTGCTGTCGTTTTTCCAATTCAGCGGTATCCTCTCTCTCATAATAACGCGATGTTATGGATTCTTCTACGAAATGACGACAATTCACCATTTTATTTTTACTATTCCATTCCCATAGAACTGTACTGAAATTACGAACGAGGGATTTCACCTCAATATCCCATACACGAATACGAAGACGTGATGTAAAGTTTAAATCAGAATTTGGTACAAATTTTTTGAAATAATCGGATACGAAATCTAAGGATGGAATTGATATAAGAAGTGGAATAAGTGACGGCAATAGATAGAGTATAAGACGCCATGTGGTCATATTCGGGTCATTTATGAGAAACGATAAGGATGTTAGAATCGGTAGTACAGATAATAGAAATGAATTCTGTGCTTTAGACATATTTAGTTGTCTTATAGATATTTGTGTTTAAACACGTTCACGCTAAGGGGGGATATCTCCCCCTTTTGCGCGATTACGAAGTTACGAAGTACCACTACGCAGTGCTAATGAAATCCATGAACATAGATTAGTATCATTAACATTATATAAACATAAATTACATTTCTGTTTATGATACTAATTAATCATATAATATTAATTGGAGCTATCCAGCCCTAGTTCACGCCTTAGCGATTTGAAATGAAAATGGTGTAAACTTTTTACAAATACGTTGTAGGGATGCATAATGCGCAAATCAACGAAAAAACAAGAAAAACAAGACAAAGAATCTGTATGTCGTTTTTGTTTATCCGCAGATATTAGTAATTCATTTATAACTCCTTGTAAATGTATTGGAACTGTACAATATGTTCATAAAGAGTGTTTGAAGCAGTGGATTCAAATAACAGAAATACCCGAGCATAAGCGCTTATGTCAATTGTGTATGACGGAATATACCTATGTTCGTCGATATCCATATGAAAATTTATTTCAACCACATACAAGCCAAACCTGGTTTTTGTTATCGCGTGTGTATATTTTTTTAATTTTAGGGAATTATGCGTATTTCTTTTTTTTTTCAAAATTAGATAATTTCTATGCACATCGCGCATATATGTTATGTGATTATAGAATATCAGAGTGTTCTCATTACGGTATAGATAATCAACAAATATTATCACAACGTATTTCGTTAGTTGTATTAACCGTCATTACATCAATGTACGGTTCATTTTATTTTTCTTTATGGCGATCTCTTAAAAACAAATATCGCTATTTAACCTATATTGTACGAAGCGATTTGAATAAAAATGCGATTGAACCTTTATCTTATTTTTTGATATTGGGTAGTTTATTCGGTATTTCGTATATGTATTTTGTACCATCCGCAGTTATATATATTTACGTTTTATCTAGTTATATTCCGACTCATAATGCGATTCTCGAAAAATTAAATGAAGACGGCGAAAATTCTGCTTTTACAATAGACAATGCCGGTGTTTTATGAGGCTGTGAGTTCGTCGTGGTCTTCGCAACCGAATGAAAAAGGGATTTACGGAGTTCAGAAACACGCTTATACAAAAAATGGGAAAGTTATTGTGGAAACGAAGTATTTGAAACGGAATACTATGAAGAATAGTAAAAACAGCACAAAAATAAACGTAAAAAAGATGATACAGAAGCGGAAAACCAAACGAAGTAAAGCCTCAACACTTAGCAATTGGATACCGAGATGGTCCCGGAAATTCTTTTCGTAATCATACTCATTTTTGGAATATCCATGATTATGTATCGCGGTGCGATTCACGAGTTTCAAATCTTACAGAAAGATTATTCAGCAGACCAGAATTGGAGCGAACTATTCGTTGAGCAATTACCACTTGTAGTACGTGGCATACCGAATCATTGGCTTGGTAATTGGACACGACAGCAGACACAGCGAAAGACGTGGGTTGTAAAGGTTCGTGACGAACAAGGACGATTGTATCGTACCACGTGGAATCAATGGTTAGAGGACCCGCAAGGAGTTCCCGAGACACTCAATGACTTATCAACGGGTGCAAAATTAGACAGCGCAATTCGTAATTGGGGCGATGATGGGTTCCGGCGCTGGTTCTGGTTTCCAACCACAACCCCTGAGCCGTGTATTCTAACAAATAACCGAGCACGAGGTATTGACAAAACAACTGCGGAACTCACAACAATTGTGAGTACAGATGGGGCACCTTTAGAATTATGGATTGCCCATGAAGGCGCTATCCCGGATAACGTAGCAGACGATATACGGGGAAAGAATCCATGGGTTCTTACAACGAAAGAAATACCATGGATAGGCGACGTGAAATATATTGAAGTCAAATTACGTCCTGGTAATGCGATTACAATTCCTGCGCACTGGTGGTATGCTTTGAAAACGGAAGAAGCAGCGAAAGACGAAGCGTGGTATTGGACCGCCGAGTCACATACTCTGCCGAGTTTATTCGCATCCTTTGTGAGCACAAGGTATAAACGAAAGACACAAGTATTCAAATAGTAGTGAAAAACTGATACGTAATTCAATTCAAGTCAAAGAGTAGAGATGTATTCAGATTCAGAGTCAGCAGAGTCAGCAGAGTCAGCAGAGTCATCTGAGTATGAAAGTGACGATTCATATTCGGATATTCAAAATGAATTGACACATATGACGAAACTTATTGGCGAACTTACGGACCAACTAAACGCAGCCGAATCCCAACTGCAAGAGTTACAACCCCATTTGGAAACATCGTATGTCAGTCAAATGGATACTGTTGCGTTTTTGGAAAAAAGTCCATTTCGCCATCAAACGTTTCTGATGAAAGCCCCTGGTATTCCCGGTGTTAATTTAGAGAAACGATACGCATTTAAGGATGTGTTGGAACTTCTGCGTACGTATTTATTCAAGATGGGTGCGGTAGACGATGACGGTATAATTACATTGAATAAGCAACTTAAAACATTGTTTGGAATTTCAGTAAAGCAAACAACCTATTTAGAACTCATTGCTAAATTGAGAAATGTTCTTATGTAGTAGAAATGAACCCATTAATCCTTGGAGGAGTTGCTGTTGCGGGTGCTGTGGTTGTAGCCACGGGTATTTATGGCTTATCGCGCATGCTGCGTAAAACGCGTAAATCGCCGCGTACATCCACTCCACGCAGTTCGCCCACACGCAGTTCGCCACGGCACAATTCGCCTCGGCACAATTCGCCTCCACGCACTGCGGTAACGCGTTATTCGCCTCCACGCAATTCGCCTCCACGCAATTCGCCTCCACGCACTGGGGTAACGCGTTATTCGCCTCCACGCAATTCGCCTCGGCGCAATTCGCCCCCACGCAATTCGCCTCCACGCACTTTAGCAAAATAATTCGCGTGTAATCGTCTATTGGTCAAAAAACTTATAGTGACCATTATGCGATGGATTAAATTATGAATTACGAAAATACAATTTTCAATATTCATATCTATTTTTTATATGTTTGATAGCGTGCGGCTTTACGGCGTTTGAAGGTACGTTTTCGTTTTCTGGGATTTGGAGCAGGAGCAACAAGAGCACCAGGAGGAGCAAGAGGAGCAGGAGGAGCAAGAGGAGCAAGAGGAGCAGGAGCAGGAGCAACAGGAGGAAGAGCAGGAGCAGCAAGAGCAACAGAAGCAGGAGCAGGAGCCGTTCCTGTAGCACCCATGGGAAGATATTCTTCTTTTGAATCCGTATCCGCACCTGGGACAATAGGTTGTCGTGCGTTCGCTTCTGCCCTCGCTGCATTAGCCTCCGTTACGTCGTTATATGCAGGATCGGTGTATTTTTTGACTACCGGTACACGTTGATTGAATTGACGTGAAGCAGGTGGTTTTGCGAATATTGCCGCCGCACGCGCAAGATACGCTGGGTCTGTTGCCGCTTCTTCAGCCGCTAGCGCCGCTGTTGTACGTTCGGTTTTAGGATCCAAAATTCCAGCATTTTTGTATATATCACGAATCGCAAGAATACGCGCAAATAATTCTGTACGACCTCCACCTGTACATGTTGCGTAATCAAACATTGTTTGACCAGGATGGGCTGGATCTGGAATACGTGGAGATGGAACCATACGCGGTGAACTAGTTTCAATAGATTCTAAATCAAAATGCTCATGACCTTGGCAAGGTCGTCCGCATTCTACACATATTTCAATATGTGTTGGAAATCCTACGCCATTAATTCTTGTAACTAAATCTCGATATTTTTGTAAGAGAGGTTGAACTAAAAACTTCGGAACACAAAAAGGCGATGAGTTTTGCGTTAAACCCGATAAATTTTGATGTGTCATATATGAGCAACCTTCTCCGCGCGTGATAGGTTCCAAACAAAAAGGACATATTGTTTCGCTAAATTCATCTCCAAATCCTGTAGCAGGCAACTTAGTGTCTTCAAGAGATAAGTCGTACAGAGGCATACGTTCATTTAAACCATCTTTTGGTGGCGGTTGTCTAGCAAATTCCTCATAAAAATCAGGCGATACAATTGTTTGAATTTCTTGTAACGTTATCAGTTGTGCACAATTTCTTGGCGATTCACCGACTTCTGGTTTGTAAAAACATTTGACTCCAAGGAATCTATCTGGCATTTCTCGAAATTGTTGTAACCATCCTTCTAATCCCTCCTGTGTAACTCCTGCTTCCAAGGAATGGTTGTGTATGTCGTACAATTGCCCTTCTTCTTGTAGCATATAGTCTAAACCAGTCCTAGTACAATTTTGACGAAAATACGCATCATACAATCTCAAATTTTGCATAGTGGGATGACGTGCGCCTTCATAGGCGCTTCTCGTCCATGGTTCATATAATAAATCATAAAAATTTTGAATAAATCTAGGATTATTCTGAGGGGTGAACGCTTTCATGAGAAGCGCAAACATAGAACGTGCTAATTTGAGTTCATCCGTAACAGCGTCTGCTTTTTCTTCACCGTTCAGTACATACTTTTCAGCTGCGAGAGCGGTACGTTGTGGTAATTCCATAGTTTCACTATCGTACCCTTCATCATCAGGTACACGAAAATGAATCATTTCTGTACTACGCGCACCATGATCACGTGGTCCAAACTCGTCCCAAATATCATCCCATCCTTGTCCTAATTTCCAGCGTCTGCCCGGAATACTGAAATTGCGCTTATCTTGTGTGGTTAACCAGCGTGTGATAAGCCGCTTGAACCAAATCGGTAATTTATCGTCTGTACTTTCATCTTTGTTACAAAGCTTATTATTTGCTAAAATTTCTTCAACAGGTAGTAAGGTTGCTACAGGAACACTGTATGTAGGGTCATATGTAACAGTATATCCACGTGTTTTATACTTGTTTATACGGTTCCTCAAAAAACGATTTTTCTTCATGAATATTGGAATATAGGAATTTTGTAAGAAACCTCGCTTTTCGCGAATATGGTCTGGGTGTGTAGCGAAGACGGATGTGCCGTTAAACCATACTTGACAAAATGTTAAATCAAAATTGGAACAGACTTCTTGTACGGTTCTACGTGCACGAACAGCCATAACGTCTGTTCCTTGAACTTCTCCATGCGTAAATGTATGAACACGACGAATTCCATTTTTCCGTAAGAAGGAGCGGCAATAGATAGTAGCGTCATAGTGTCCGGCGGTATCTGCTTGAAATATAGGATTTTCACCTTGTACGTATGCTGGTAAAAAACGCGGCATATTCGCGACTGGTACATAAATATCTAAATCCGTGTAATAATCTTTAGCAGATGGACCCGCAGCGAGTCCATGTTGTATAGCGAATAATACAAACCCACCTGATAACACGGCTCCATTATCCTGAAGAAGTTGAACAAATCGTGCTGTTTTATCAGCACCTAATTTTGTATTCAACATCGCTACTACAAAGGGCGTCCATTCAGCGACTTCTGTCATTCCTACTTTCGGATATTTTTTAAAACAGCCAAATGTGCCGTGAAAAAAATGAAACGTCAAATCTCAAAGAGTCCTAACGTAATATGGCATTAAATGAAGAACAGGCAGATGCGTTTACGAAAATACAAAGTCAAAAGAATATATTTCTTACAGGACCGGCGGGTTCGGGTAAATCATTTCTTATACGGCATATAATGGAATGGGCGCCGACAGCCGGAAAAAATGTCAGTGTTGTAGCGCTTACGGGCTGTGCTGCGCTTCTACTCGGTAAGAAAGCAAAAACACTCCATAGTTGGGCGGGTATTGGGCTTGGTGCTGGAACAACGGATACGCTTATTAAGAATATTCTCAAAAAACCCAAATTGAAGCGGGCATGGAAAAAGACGGATATTTTGATTATCGACGAAATCAGTATGATGCCACCGGATTTGTATGAAAAACTGGATGCGATAGCAAAACAGATTCGCGCATCGGATAAGCCATGGGGCGGTATTCAACTCGTTCTATGCGGTGACTTCTTTCAATTACCACCGGTTTTAAAAGGTGTAAGTGGTGAAGTTGTCGTCGGTCGATTCGCATTTGAATGTGAAGCCTGGAAGAATTCGCGACTACTACCGGTTGTATTAACCCGTATTGAGCGTCAAACCGATCCGAAATTCCAACAAATGCTCAACGAATGCCGTATTGGGTCAGTATCGGCGGAAACGATTGCGCTCTTGAAGACGCGTCAGGGTCTAGATTGGAAATCGCGTCTGATTCGTCCAACGTTGCTATTCAGTCGTAATGCCGACGTGGATACAATTAATGAAAAAAATATTGAGGCTTTGAAGAAACCGTTACAAATCTTTACGGCTGAAACGACATTGGAGCCAAATCCAGATGACCCAGACGCGGAAATGCCTACGGGTGAATTTCTGATGACTGCGGTCGATCGTCTTGATAAAGATGCGAATTATTGTTCGAAATTAGCGATTTGTGTAGGAGCACAGGTTATGTTACTTGTCAATAAAGATATTGAACGCGGGCTCGTGAATGGGAGTCGCGGTGTGGTCGTAGATTTCGCGGGTGGCGAACCGGTTGTACAATTCCTAAACGGTCTGCAAGTTCGTATCGGTAAGGAACGTTGGACTAGTGCGCAATATTCAACGCTTCATAGGGAGCAGATTCCCCTACGTGTCGCGTACGCGATAACAATTCATAAAAGTCAGGGTGCAACACTCGATTGCGCACTCATAGATATCGGAAGTAGTACGTTTGAATGTGGGCAAGCCTATGTTGCATTAAGTCGTGTCCGTGATATAGAATCTCTGTATATTCATACGATTGAAGCGGCGCGGATTCGGGCACATCCTACTGTGATTCGGTTTTATGAAACACTTATGGATATGCCTACAGTTGAAGAACCTAAGTCCGTAATAAAACTCACTGATTTCGGTGCGGATTTATCGGATGGATGGAAACCGATTGTACAGGCATGGGCAGCCACCGAGATTGGTGCGTCTTGTATTCAACGCGTGGCGGAGCGTAGGGCAGCTGTACCTGTCTTTCCAGCAGCGGAGGATGTTCTTAATGCGCTTCGTTTTACACCGCTTGATTCAGTTCGTGTTGTTTTGCTCGGTCAGGACCCGTATCACGGACCTGGTCAAGCGCACGGCTTAAGTTTCTCAGTACGCCCTGGAACGGTTATGCCACCGAGTCTAAAAAACATTCGTAAGGAACTCGTGGCAGACTTAGGAAAAGGCGAAGCCGTTTGGTCACCTACAATCGGTTCATTGACGCAATGGGCGCGCCGTGGTGTTCTTCTACTCAATACAGTCTTAACTGTTGAACAAGGCAATCCGGCAAGCCATGGCGGTATAGGCTGGGAAGGATTGACGCAGAAATTGTTAGAAGCAGTGGTACAACAGAACAGTGAAAAACCCGTGGTATTTCTAGCGTGGGGTAAATTCGCGCAGAACATTCTCTATAAACTGACTCTAGGACCAAAACATTGTATTCTTGCGGCGGTTCATCCTTCACCGCTCTCAGCACATAGTGGTTTCTTTGGTTCAAAGCCTTTCTCAAAAGCCAACGATGCACTCGCTGTGCACGGCGCAGAACCTGTGCTATGGACGATTGCGGATACTGCGGATGAAGTGGAAGACCCTACGGTATGAGGAACAGAAAATGCGCAGGCATCCGGTAGTCCGCGTTTATACAAAAGTTCATTTGTTTGAAATTCAATATGTCCGACTCGGGCTAGATTCGCAATAGACGAATGCCAGCCGACAATAAACGCTTCCTGTCTTTGCGATAATTCACGAAGTTTTTCATTATGGTCATTAAATTGCCGGACATATATATTCATCATTGTATCGGCTGTATTTTCGGGCTTCGAAACATTATAACTTATAGGTGGAAATTCGTTCACATAGGACATTAACCATAATCGGTACGGGTTTGTTGTTGAATGATGTTGTTCCGTAGTTCTGTGAATTAAATATTCCAACGATTCTTTGGTTTGCGGGACGAACCGCGATAATGTACATACATGTGACCATTTATGATGGCTGACTTGAAGACACGGTTTTTTGATATGCTTCCAATATTTATATAAAGTATCGATACATTTCTTCGGATTGTCAATCGCGAGAATCTCACGAGGAATATCGTGCATAACACGATATTTGAGTTTTTGTGACGCCCAGTACATAAAACAGAGTTTCGTTGGTTCGCCACAATGATGTGAACCTTTCGGAATTCCGAATTGTCCACAATATACTTCCGTTGGTGCTGCACGATGTACCGGTTCAATACGTGGTACCCAAAATGCCCATTCGCTATTTCGGTAAATAACAGCACGCCAAGAACTCGATGTCTGCGCAATTTTTGCTTTTGTAGGTGCATCCATACATTTTAAAATGCGTATCATTACATCAGTCGGTAGTGTAATCATAGTATAGTATTGAAAAAGAAATGAAAATGAAGAATATCAATTTTTCTATTACATACCGAATTCACGTAGAAGACTAGAAATATTAGAACGATTTGCTTTCTGCTTTGCTAGCATATCGTGGAGAATTCTATCGGAGATTGTAAGAATATCAGGAACGTTATTGCCTTCATCAATCTCCATGGGTATTGGTCGGCTTGTATAGTATCCGTAGGTATTATCAATACTGGTTCGAGTATTGACTAAGGGCTGTATAGGTGTGACAAGTAGTGAATTGGAAATAAGTTCGGATTCATCTGATTCGTTCTTTATGAAGCACGTGTTTTCTGCTACCACAGCCGTTTGGTCATCTTCCTCTGCTTCCTCTGCTTCCTCTGCATCCTCTGCTTCCTCTGCTTCCTCTGCTTCCTCTGCTTCTTCTGCTTCCTCTGCTTCTTCTGCTTCCTCTGCTTCCTCGGTATCCTCAGCGACGTCTGTATCTTCATCAGTTGCTTCAAACTCGGCATCCTCCGCGACGTCTGTATCTTCATCAGTTGCTTCAAACTCGGCATCCTCCGCGACGTCTATATCTTCATCAGTTTCTTCAAACTCGGCATCCTCCACGACGTCTGAATCCTCTTCGTATTCCTCTTCCTCTTCCTCTTCCTCTTCGTATTCCTCTTCCTCTTCCTCTTCGTATTCCTCTTCCTCTGCCTCTTCGTATTCCTCTCCCTCTCCCTCTCCCTCTCCCTCTCCCTCTGCCTCTGCCTCTCCCTCTCCCTCTGCCTCTGCGCCGTCCTCCGTATCCTCCAAGTCCTCCGCATCCTTAGCAATATTACACTTGCTGAAACAGTCGTCAAACATCAACGTTAGCATATACGTAAATAGTATCATAATAGGACCATACAGTAAAGCTACCGGATGTTGCATAACCAATATTGTATCTGTGTAATACGGTATGATAGTGTTGGATAGTACTGGAAACGTTGAAGCAAAGAGAATAGTATACATATTCATTGAACGAGGATTTTCATAAAAGTAACGAACAACAACTGCAGTACTTATCCAACTCGTCAAGCCTCTCGTTATTGTATTGTCCATGGTAATACCTTGTCCTAGACTCAACATTCGACCTTCAATTTTGCCGTTGAAAACGAAAAAAATGAATGTCTTTAACTGTGATTCATCTTGTCATAAACTTTTAAAAAAGGATATCTCCGGTCTAAATTTTCTGTTCTTAAAGTACGAACATAGATGGAGGTTATACCGGCACCTACAGTGATAATTGGTACAAATGAACCAAAAATTGTCGCATCTATAGCGGACCGAGAAAAACCAGAAAAACCTTTTGCTATCAATCTACTCAAAAAAGCAGGAAGGAAGCGTGCGACATCCTTTGATAGCGGAACCAATGCACCTGTTGAGGTTACGGAACCTGTACTTATTCGTAAAAAGAAAGAGCGTGTAGAACCGCTTTTGACAGAAAATCCAGGACGTTTCGTACTCTTTCCGATTGCGAATCAGAAAGTATGGGAAATGTATAAGAAAGCGGAGGGTAGTTTCTGGACTGCTGAAGAGTTGGATTTGTCCAAAGACCGTAAGGATTGGGATGTACTGACACCGAATGAGCAACATTTTATTAAACATATTCTAGCGTTCTTCGCAGCAAGTGACGGTATTGTCAATGAGAATCTGGCGCTGAATTTTATGAAAGATGTACAAATTCCTGAAGCACGGTGTTTCTACGGATTTCAGATTGCTATGGAAAATGTGCATAGTGAAGTGTATTCACTTCTCATCGATACCTACATCAAAGACCCATCGGAAAAGACGAAACTGCTTAAGGCGATAGATACGATTCCGTGTGTTCAAAAGAAAGCCGAATGGGCGTTACACTGGATGCAATCCGAGGAAGCGGATTTTGCTAGCCGATTAATGGCATTTGCGGCGGTCGAGGGTATCTTCTTTAGCGGTGCGTTCTGTTCTATTTTCTGGATAAAGGAGCGTGGTGTTATGCCTGGACTCACAACGAGTAATGAGTTTATTAGCCGTGACGAGGGACTTCATACAGAATTTGCCTGCCTGCTATACAATCAACTACACCATAAACTCAGTAAAACGAAAGCGCACAAGATGATTCGTGAAGCCGTCAAATGCGAAAAGGAATTTATTACTGATGCGCTCCCGTGTTCTTTAATCGGTATGAATGCGAAAATGATGAGTCAATATCTAGAATATGTTGCGGACCGTCTTCTTGTACAACTCGGCTATCCGAAATTGTGGGAAACTGCGAATCCATTTCCGTTTATGGAACGTATTAGCTTAGAGGGTAAGGATAACTTCTTTGAGAAGCGTGTTACGAATTATTCTAAGGCGGGTGTTGGGAAAACGAAAGAGGAGATGACGTTTGCGACGGATGCCGATTTCTAATCGCAAAAAATTGAATCGTTTTTGAATGTAAATCTACAATGGGGCTGCTTATTTTCTTACTTTCTTATATTCTCGTTTCTTACTTCTTTCCTTTTATAACTTTCCTTTCCTTACAACAATCAGAATGCCCCGCCAAATTTCCGGTAAAAAATGCAAGGAGATTGCGAAGCGCAAATCTACAGAAGCGACCGCTGGCAGAATGCCAGGTATTCTGTTTGCGCGCGTATTGAAACCCGTTGGTCAAGACCATTTTACGGTCGCTATCAATGGAAAGCACGGACCGTTTGAGGTTCGTGCGGGGCTCAAGAAGAGCTTGCGGAAGCGTGGCGCGACACCGCTCGCACCCAATAATGTTGTCGCAGTCTTCTTCGGTAACGATTTCGATCCAATGAGCCAAGAGGATTTGGATAGCGTAAAAACAACGGACCATTTCTCAATCGACGCAATTCTCAGTGCGAAACAAGCCTACGCTCTCCAGGAGCGCGGCGAAATTCCGGACTGGATGGTCCAGGAAATGAAGAAGGACGATGACGAGAAGAAGAAGGAGGAGTCCGGCTTTGAGTTTGAATACAAGAAGGATAAGGATGATAGCGATCTCGATGATAGCGATGTTGATGATATCTAAAGGAATCTCTCCCTTGCTTCCCTTTCTTCCCTTTTATTTGAAACCCATGATACAGCCCATGTGTATCATTGCCAATAGAAAAACATAAATGTAATAATGTGTATAACACTATTTTTCAATAAACAAGAGAGAATTCATCGGTACAAAAATTGATTTGTTTTCGTTATCTTCACTAACGTCCAAAGACGAAAAAACGTAATGGCGACGCGGTCACTGTATCATGTTGATACAGTCACCGCGACACTTGTACAAGCACTCATAGATGGAACACCGGAACTCGCACTATCCGCATACGACGAATTAGAGCAAAGTGAGGAAGGAGAATTGTTAGAAGCACTGCTTGTCTTTGTATGGTTACTGACTGACCCAACACACCCACAGCAAAAGACACGTTATAATGCTGTACAAAATCACGATATTCGTATGTTACGAAATTCGTTAGTAGGGAATTCTATACAACTTCCGGATTTCACGAATCCGAGTCCGTTGGGAAAACCCAAGTTCCAGAACCAGACAAAGCGAAATCCACCCGATTCATGGACGATTTTACCAAAGGGTTGGACGACAGAAGAGGCGGGTATATTGTATTCTGCGGTATCGCGTGCGATACAAAGAGGAGATATTCGGCGTGCTATATATCTAATAGAGCCTTTCCTACACGATAATTACGAATCTATTTCGGAATTACTCATGTGTTTAGGAGTCGCCCCGATTATAGCAAAGTTATTGAATACATTAGTCTTTGAACCACTTTTGTATCGAGTTATTCAACATGCTCTACATGGTCTCGTCGCGAAGGATGTAGTAGTAGCAGAATATAAGACAACAAGAACGTATCGGGGATTTACAATTTCAACGGATGCGTGTTTAGTATGGCGTTGTCAAATACCACCAATGACAAATTTGATAGGCGCACCCATGTGGATACTTGAAACTCCAACGAACTATTGGCAAAATAAGATTCGTGAGAATCGTATTGCCGCGGCAAAAACAAAACACGGCGTTGAGTACCTCAAGATACCGGAATCACATAGTGATACGTTTTATACAAGCGCATTTCCTAACGATATTCCGGACGAATGGTCTGATGCGGAACGGGCGAAAAGTCACGGACTCACTCTTCAGAAAATATCCAAACCAAACATGTGGTTCCCTGGCTTTTGGTTTTGCTAACGATGTAATTAACCCCATGCCGCCCGAAAATCACGTTCAAACCCACGAATCGCTTTATCAAAGTTCGCATGCGGAAAAAACGCAATAGCTCGTTTCTCTCGTATAAATGCCATAACCTTATCAGCCGGTTTGCGATACATCGCTATTAATGCCATTGCCATAACCGCCGCGGAGCGCTGCATCCCTGCGTGGCAATGAATGAGTATTTTTCGCCCTTCATTGTATTCCGTTATGACTTTATAGACAATTTCAGGCGACCATTTTTCCATATTTGCTATTTCCACAGGTTGTAAATTATCATCTACGGGTACACGATACGTTCTTTGTATAGAAGAATCAAAGGGTAATTCTTTTGTACAATTAAAAACCACCGATATTTTATTCTTTTTTAAGAATTGTGTATTCGCAGCAGCTTTCTTATTTCCGAGCCATAAACCGGGTATTATTTCGTGCGCATCGTCTCCCATCCTTCTATATAGTGGGCGAGTTGTAAAGTGTTACGCCCCGCGTCTTCGCCCACGCAAAGTGTTTTTACGTGACTTGCGAAGATTACGACGATGTTTCTTTATGGATTGCGGTGAATATCGCATACGATTGGCATTATTTGGTCCTTTATTCGGAAGTAATTTATGAATATTCGCAAAACGACTCGGTAAGCCTAGAACACCATGTTGCGCGGCTGCGAAATTTGCCTCCATGTTATTCTGCGAATTCATTTACATAGGACACGGAATTTTCTTCTGACACGGTTGTATCTTCAGAGTCCTTCGAGTCTGTTGAATCTGCTGAATCTGATACATCCATATCGTCTGCTGCTTCTGCTGCTGCTGCTTCCGATGCGACGGCAACTATAGCAACCAAAACTCCTAGTTCAGACACAACGGGTGCGTTTGTGACTACTGGGACTTCTGCGACTACTGAGACCGTTGCGCCTGTTGCGTCCGATGTCTCTGATGTGTCCGTTCGTCGTGTACGTTTTACAATCCGAATATTGCTCACCCAATACGCATAGGTTCGTTTATTTAACAAGTGAAATTCAGCATCTAAATCACGTAATGATTTATAAGGAAATATAAACATTCCATGATTACGGTGTAGGAAATACCCGATGACAAGTTTATCCCATAATTTCATATAGGCTTCAGGAAATGTACGGCTTTTTAGGAGTTTTAAGGGCGTGCTTTGGCTCGCTGGTATATCTTCAAACATATAATCCAAAATCTCATTGTATAGTTCACGCGAGTCAGCATTCGCAGTATCCTTGAATAGACTTGTAGCAGCAGTAACGCGTAACGTAACACGAAATCGCATAAAGAAACCTTCAATACGATAGTGAGATTGTTTGAAACCTAGGATGAGCGCATTTGTTGGGCGATGGAACGCGGCTTGATTGCGAATGATTTGCGATACAATGGACATACATTGCGCAGTTGTCCAAGGAATATTCGTATAAGGATTTGTAGGAAGTTTTGGAGATGGAATACCCCATGCGCTCGTGCACAGCGATGTGACAATCATACGCGCAATTGTATTTGTGTGAAATTGATATTTATTACGGGTTTTAATATCATATACAGTCACAAGATGATGTGCAGGTATAGCTTCCGTTGTACATAAATCTTCGGTTCCAACAATACGCTTATCCATAATGCGTGTGCGAACGCGTAGCAAAAATTTACGAATTGTCCAGCGAAGCCGTTGATTTTTATACAACAGATGTTCGATAAATGCACCCGCAACATGGCGCGAACTAAACGGACATTTCATATTCCCCGTTACACTTCGTGTAGGTTTTGCGCGTTTCAAACACGCAATTAACTCCAACCATTCTTCCATCGTTCTATCGTATGCGTGAATGGTTGTACGAATCCAATCATACGGAACGTTTTCATCGGTTAAAAAACGTATAGTACCTGGATAAGCAAGACCATACTCAACGGGTTTTCCAATTATGTTGTTTTTCATAATACGTTTAAAACGCTCAAGTTGCGCAGGCGGTGTAGGAATCGTCGGCTCATTGGGTCTCTTAATGCGTCGTTGTGTTTTTCGATTACGATTACGATTACCATTACGAGGATTTATTTGCCATATCGTCGGTACATGGTCCGACGGAGCACTCAGCGTGTCCATTAGATATATCTATCGTCCATTCCTTTAATAGGACGCCAGACTCGTTACGGACAGACCCATTTTGTGAAACCCATACGATTTCGTCATCTAGCCGAAATGGTTTGAGTTTTTCCATACTTTTAAAGGACGCATCGTCGTACCGTAGAATACCTTTATGTCTATGTGCCCAGCAACAACCGTCTGCTTCCGCTACCATCCCACATCGTTTCCAAAACGCGCCTGCTATCATAGCCGCGCATTGTGTATTTGCCCAATACGGTGTATGTGATGAAAGTACGACAGTTGTTTTACCAAGCAATCCGAAAATACGTTTACGAATATCGTGCGGATTAATTTTCAAAATACGACTCACAGACTGTATGAATTGAGTATCTTTTTTGTAGCATAGGTCTTCTAAACTAGCCAATAAGCTTGCAGGTAGTTTTAACGTTTCTTCTTTGTAGTCGTCCATACGCGTTTTACGCACAATAGGTTTGATTCAATTTTTGTAGGCTAAACCGCGGTTCATACACTATTGAATTTCCCAATAAATATATAAATGGCGAGTGTAGCCAGAAACAAAGGAATAGTACGGAAAGCAGACAAACCAGACAAACCAGAGAAACCAGAGAAAGCAGACAAACCAGAGAAACCAGAGAAACCAGAGAAACCAGAGAAACCAGAGAAAGCAGAGAAACCAGAAAAACCAGAGAAAGCAGACAAACCAGAGAATAAAGTCAGCAAAGACTATTGGGGACCGCGACTCTGGCGATTATTTCATCTCATTGCGGAAGTCAGTGACCGTCGAGATGTATTAGGATATTGGCGACTCTGTCTGTCGAGTTCTGCTGCTGCGATGCCTTGCGCATTATGCCGTAAACATTTCTCCGACTATTTACGCACACATCCTATGACACAGGTCAAGAAATCGATTACGATTACGGGTAAGGAAGTTCGTGAAAAAATACGTAGTGAACTATGGATTTTTCACAATGCCGTCAATACGTCTATCGGTAAAGATGCTTATAAACGTGAGGATTTGGAGAAAGAGTATGGTATAATTATAAGAACAAGACATGAGATAGTGTTGGAAGCGCAGAAACTCTTTACTATATTACAGGAAGCTTGGAATCCTCTAATTTATTCATCTGTCAATCCAGTAGCGTATAGAGACTGGAAAAAATCCATAACAATGTTGATAGCGTTAGTCAGTGCGGGTTCAAATTAGCGTCCCGGTGTCTGTGGCGTACAAACTACAGGAACCTTATCACTTTCGCCGGGAGGTGGTAAAGAATTGAGTATTTGTAAGATATCGGGTACAGATCCAGTTCCGCATGCATCAAGAATATGGTAATAACCGATTCCTAACCCGCTGCCAAGAAGAACACCCGCGATAGAACCCGCCCACGTTTCACAACCCGTCAAACCGCGTGCTAAAATAAGACAAAAGAAGACAACGCCGATGACTATTGTCGAGAGTGTATATGCGTGACGAATATCGACTTTGGTCGGATTTGCCGAGGGGGCACTCTGTTTCAAATTCACACGAATACTGTTGTAAATAGAGAACACAGCAAAAAAAGCAGCCGACGATAACCATAAACTTGGAAATACCATGATTGATCGTTGAACCGAATTGGGAGCACCAATCGATTCAAACATTTCGCACGCAGGAGAGCCACCGGGTAAGGAAAACCAAGGATGGTCTGCCATAATGAGTTTCGTCAAAGCTTGTATCAACGTTACAGAAGCGCCATTAAAAACAAGACCTATAGCAACCCATACGAGCGGAATATAGCCTGTCATTGAACCGAGTACTAAGGAACCGACAAAGAGTACATTCGGTAAATCATGATATCCACCGAGGAAAAATTCTCTTGCTCTAGCGATACTCATCCTTGATTTCTCGTTATAGATTTTTTTTACTTGCGCTCACATACATATATGGGTTTTCCATCGGGTGCTTTTTGCCGTATCAACGGAAAGGCGAGTATATTTGTCAAGCGTCTATCGGATATGAATGCAAAGAAGAGTAAAAATACGCAACCAATTACAGCCCCAGAGCCGAGCCCTAAAGCGATTCCAATAAAACTATCACATTCGCTCAAATATCGATATACGCAACCGGTAATAACGATTAAGGAAAGTACAACCAAACCCGTCGTTGTAGATGCTTTGCGACGAGGCGATGCTTCTAATTCCTTTGCGTACAGCGCAGGTAGAATACCGATATAACCAATCAGAAAGCCGAGAAACATCGTGTAATACGAAGGGTATTCTGCGGTCGTCGACGTCGGCGTACCACGAAGCGCATTTTCAAACGTTACACCGGGAAGCCCTCTGAAACGCCCACTACATTGCTCGCCACCCGCTGTATTCGTAGATTTACCTACCACTGTATCCGCGAGAAAATTCGTAAAGGTTGGATAGATACAATTTAAAATAACTATCGCGGACGTCAGAGCCGCGAGCGGGGGCGATTGAAACAGTAGCGCAAATAGAAACGAAGCGCCCGTAAGTGTATCGGGAAATGTACGCAGGTTATATTTAAAACCGGTTTGTGCTAAAGAGGTAAAGGACTTGAATTCGTTTAAGATTTGATTTGCCATGGGAATCCCCTCCTTCTATAAACACTTAATACAAACTATTGACGGATTAACGTCAAAAACTCGCGATCCACCCAAAGTATTTGCGCTTGACCTAAATTGCGCGATTTACTATTGTGTTCGTAAGGTTCACAATAGGTTTCCTTACAATCATGATGTACGTATCAAATGGGAGAAAGACTTAATCGACGCAGTCATTGCGTACATTCAGAAAATGGAAAAAATCGTAAATCCGACCTCTACGCTCTATATTGCCGTTGATGGTGTAGCTCCGATGGCAAAAATCAAGCAGCAGCGTCTACGACGGTTTAAGTCAGCGGTCCAAGCCGAGGATGAAGCGCGAATTCGCGGTATTGATACGGTGCGATGGGATACGAATGCGATTACGCCGGGAACTGTGTTTATGGAGAAACTGACAAACTCATTACGCGAGTTTGCGAAAACGAATAAGAAAATCATTGTGAGCCCTGCGGATGAACCGGGTGAAGGTGAGCAGAAGATTATGGCGTGGATTCGTGAGCATAAACCGTCGGATGTCGTCGTATACGGCTTAGATGCGGATTTGATTATTCTGTCTCTGTGGTGTTATGCGACGCTCGGTACAAAGGTCGATTTATTTCGTGAGGAAATGGAGTTCAATGGCACAGTAAAGGAAGATAGCTTCGGTGATGTACAGTTTCTGTTTTTGAATATGGAACAATTAGCGATGACGCTAATTCATAAATTCGCAAATAAAGAGAGCGCTGCACATACACCGCGTAAATTTATCACTGACTTTGTTGGGCTTATGAATCTACTTGGAAATGACTTTGTACCTCACGGGTTATCGCTAAAGATTCGGGATAATGGTATTGAACATCTGTTGGAGCTCTATAAAGACCAACATGAACCGTTACTCAAGGAACCTACAGACGACGAAGGATGGCAATACGATGTCGTGGGATTACGCGTATTATTTCAACAACTCGCGAAAGACGAACCCGCTGCGCTTCTTAAAACATTTACAAAAAAACTGGGGGAACTTCGAATCGGAATGGGAAAAACACAGATAGAACAAGATTTAGCAGCGTATAATGACCAGCCTGTAAAATGGGCGGTCGAACGATGTATTGTTGATTCAGTAAGGATCGCAGGATTTGATAAGCCGAAACTTCAATTAAAATCCGATTGGCAAAGAATTTACGACCGCAGCGCGTTGCTTGGATGTGACGCAGTGAAGGTCTATCTTGAATCACTTGCATGGACACTTGCGTATTATTCAGGCGAGCCCGTAGATACGGAGTGGTATTATCCGTGGTATCTACCACCTCGAATGGATGAAATTAGGAGATTGTTAGAAACACAGAATTCGTTAACTGTTCCGAATACGGTCCGTCCTGTTTTAAGACCATTGGAACAACTCGCTATGGTTTTACCCGAATCATCCTATGATTTACTTCCCTCTCATTATAAAACTGTCCTAACGAAATATCAATATGCATTTCCGAAAGCGTGGGATTTATTTTCGTTCGGACGACGGTTTTTATGGGAATGTGAACCGATGATTCCTTTACTCGCTCCAGATCAGGTGAAACTTTTCGAATCGCCTGCATAAATTATTGAAATTAGACATGTCTAAAATAAAGGGGGATATCTCCCCCTTTCGTCGCGATTACGAAGTTACGTAGTGCGCAGTACCACTACGCAGTGCCAAAGGAATCCATGAATACAGATTTGTATCATTGACATAGTATAAACAACAATTACATTTCTGTTTATAATACTAATTTTAGTGTTATTTCATATAGTATAACTTGGAGCTATCCAGCCCTAGTCTAAAAATGACAAAGAATACTGTAGGAAAACTCCCGGCACATTCGATAGTTCCAATGTAAGGAATTTTACTTTCACATTCAAATGTAAGGATGAGTGCATCAAACGAGCAAAACGTATGGGATACATTTGATGACGCAATATTCAATGATAATTTTGGTCTCGTTAGAGTAATGCTAGAAGAAAACGAAGATTTACGTACTACTTGGCTTGAAACTTTGCTAAATATACAGTCCGTTGAGATGATGGATCTTTTACTTAGTCTAGGTTGTTCATTAACTCTTGAAAATGATTCGCTTCTGGCTCAATATATTCGTCGTGACCGAGCGCATCTTGCCACACATCTTTTAACAAAAGATGGCGTAGACGTAAATGCTTTCACAGAGCAAGGACGTACAGCATTCATTGAGGCTACGCAAAAACAAGATATGGATATGATGGCTCGTTTACTTGCGAAAGGAGCCGATATAAATCGTGGTGTAAAGGAAGTCTTTGGAATGATGGGAGGTGTTACAAATAGTATGGAAGTTGGTAACACAGCCTTACATTTTGCATCATGTTTAACTCCAGAGCTTGTACAATGGCTTTTGGAACGAGGAGCGAATATGAATATTCAGAACGCAATGGGGCGTTTCCCGATTCATAGAGCCGCCTTTTGTAACAAACTGGATATTCTTCAACTGTATTTGAGTCGCGGTGTCCCCGTAGATATTCGTGGAGCTTCGAATTACACGCCTCTTAGCGACGCAAACGGGGATAAGACTACTATTGAGTTTCTTTTGGAACACGGTGCGGATATTAACGGGACGTTTGGACCTAACAGGGATACACTATTAACAAGAGCTGTAATCAATGATAATGTAGAACTTATATCTTATCTTATACGAAGAGGCATAGATGTATATGCTAGACGACTCGATTATCCGGATTGGGTAGGGCATGGAGGTAGAACAGCCTTAGAAATTGCGTTACAAAATCGAAAATACAGAGCCGTACAAATATTGGTCACATTAGCACCTGAAAGCACAAGACCCGCGTTTTTAAATTTTATGCCGGAAGGACTACTTACAACAAACCGAATAGCTGTAATTGCTGGTGCGAACGCAGCGAATCGTAGAAAACCTGCACTATTAGCACGCGCAAGCTATCAAAAGAAACAAACAGAGAGATATGAAGCATGGAAAAGAGAACAAGGAGTTGCAGCTGTAGGGGGAGGAAGCGCAGCCTTACCTGTCGCCCTACCCGTCACAGGAGTAGCAGGCACCGTACCTGTACCAGTCGCAGGAAATTCAACATCCGCTAAAGCCAACGCTGCTCTACGCAAAACCCGGCGAAAACGTAGACTTTCCCGAAAGCAAAGAAAAACAAACCAAACGAACCGTTTTAAAAAAACTACTAAATAGAGATGAGCAGTCTTATGACTCATGAATTGAAAAAAGCGCTGAAAGAGAATAACCTAGGTACAGTAAGTACTCTATTACAAAACACAGATAAAACAAACCGTAGAATTTACCAACCACAATGGGATGATTTGTTAGGATTGGCTACATCAAAAGAGATGGTTGATTTGTTACTAGCATATGGAACGTCTATGCGGAGTTCCGGCGGTAGTTCTCTTCTTTGTAAGTCTATTTCGTATGAAAATAATAACACAGCACTTGCGTTATATGCTATTGAAAAAGGTGCTGATGTAAATGCTAGATGTGCCGGCTATCCTCCTAGACCTCTTTCTCGTGCTTTATATGTAGGAAATGAAGAGGTCATTCGGGCATTACTAGAAAAAGGTGTAAATAAAACCATGCATCCCTACATTTGTGAAACAAGGATGCGTTTTTCTAGTATGAGAATTCTTATAGAAGCAGGATTCAGTCCTAATGTGTTTGACGATGATCATTTGTGTCCGCTTTTTCAAGCTATAGAGTCGGATCATGTTGAAATAGCAAAGTATTTAATCGATAATGGAGCAGATGTAAATATTGTTAACAGAGGACAAACACCTTTAATCTTCGCTGCAGGATACAATTTTCTCGCAGTTGCGCAGTATTTGATTCAAAATGGCGCAGACCTTCGTCGTAGGGGAGGGTCTTACAATAGAACAGCTCTAGAAGTCGCGCTTTATTCGCATAATCCACGCTGGCGTGCTAACAATTTTATACCGATGATTCAATTATTAGCAGCAAAAGACCCCGAAAGTGCAGATCCTAGAGTTTGGGCAAGGTTTCGTCAGCAATGGGGCGCAATATCACCGGAAGTTATTGCTAGAGCAAGAGCACCAAACGCTGTGAATCGTCGTAAACTAGCAACAATACAATTTGCGCTTCGTCAAAGGGCGCTGTTAGAAGCACGTCAGCGCTACACGGAATCGCAGGCACTTTTCGCAACAGCCAAAACAATGTTACTTTCTGCTGAAGCAAAAACCAGACTAGATACAATTGCCTACAGCGATTATACAAGTATTCCGCAACCACCCACAGTACAAAATTACGTGGATAGTGTTTTACAAGCCATAGATGTAGAAACCAGAAAACTCAACGCAAATACAAATGTTCAATATGCTGATAGAAAACACACACGGAGAGCAAAAGAGCAGGAATTCAAAGCGCAACTTGAAAGCATCAACACACCCAATGATGCGTCTATAAACACTTGTATGAAATATCTGGAGCTACAAATCAAAGATAGAACAATTAGAAATCAACGAGGCGGTTCTCGTAAGAAAATAGCAAAATCTAGAAAACGTAGAAACACACGCACTGCTCGTAAGTAAGGCAAAAAAATGAAACATTTCAATTCTATCGTATTGAACAGGATAGAATGGAAATTCACTATATTGGTGCGAAATGGTGTTCTACGTGTAAAACAATAAAACCCGCTACCGAAGAACTCGCGAAACGGTTTAGCGTAGCCTTGACATGTTTTGACCTCGATGAAGACCTTGATGAGACGGAGAAGGATATGATTCGGAAAGTTCCGACACTTCGCATCTTCAAGAACGGTATAAACGTTGAAGAATTCACTATAAATCAAATCAAATCGTTGGAAGCGTATTTACAAGCAAATGTTATTTTGAGTACGGAGGACTTTTAGTAGGATTTACGAGTTTGTCTTTTCGTACGCCCTCTTCGTGTTTTTCGCCCTCTTCGTGTTCTTGGGAATCGTACATAATAATTTGGAACCATATTGGGTAGTGTGTACATTCCCCACGAATCCGATGACTCAAAATACGCAGTGATAATTACCGGGCGTCTAAAATGTAACCATGTTTCGGTATCAAATTGGTCCCCTGTCCATTGTTTATTTGCGTGTAACTTGAGTTTGACATCAGATGTATTTTCATCAATTTGAATAACCGAACATATTGCCATTTTGTAAATCGGTTCTGAAGAATTATTCGCAACATCTTTACGCAAAAGCAGATATTTACGGTCAACAATTAAGTCACCAATAAATTGTATTCTTTGTTGCGCAGTTGGAATTTCTACGATGTCACGCATACTTCCTATTATGTAAGTTAAAAATCATTGGTCGCGTCACTTTCCAATTTAAAAAACCGCACTCCCAAAACAATGGGACTCACACAATCCAATACATACGGTATTGATGGTAAATATATTCGCATCTGGGATAATTTAGCGGGTATAAAATCCAATGATGCCCGGATTCAAATGATACAAACACTTTTTTCATCTCAGGAATATGTAAACATTGCGAAGTACGCAGGTGTTTATGAACCAGTTATCCGATGGGTAAGTGCGACACGCCGAGGCGAATATGCGATTTGGCCGACGAGGATGACGACGGGTGCAGCACCTGTAACAACGACTGTGTCTTTTGTAAAACCAGACACAAAAGCAGGCGCAGCCGTACCTGTAGCACCACGTATGCGTATCGAAGAACCTACCAGGCAACTCGCAAAAATCGCACCACCGAAACGTGCGCTCGATGTTCTCAATGAATCCTACATAATTCTAGGAATCGACGATACAAAACCCTTATCGCATGACGTTTTGAAAGTAGCCTACAAACGCGCTGCGTTGCGAGCGCATCCGGATAAAGGCGGCTCGGCTGAGGCATTTGACGAAGTTACGCGGGCGTTTTTGTATATTGAAGAAGTATTGAATAAATTGATACCAAAAGGAACAGATGACCGTTTATCAGCACCGGTTACAATGGATGCTGCGTTACGAGCACGGAATACCTTTACGGGAACACGCGCTACAGCATCACCATCAGGTTTAACAGAATTAGAAGATGCGCCGCCTGTCGCGCTCAACCCTAAAAAACTCGATATGGCGGTATTCAATAAACTCTTCACCGAAAATAAGTTACCGGATCCGGATAAAGATGACGGATATGGTGATTGGCTAAAATCCCAGGAATCGGATAGTCGCCGCATTCCCGCGGATGCGATGCGGGGAAAATATAACCACGATGTTTTCAATAAAACATTTCAAGACGAGGCAAAAAAGATAACAACAGCAATTGCGAAATATACACCGCCAGCGGAACTCACACTCGCACCGGACTTTGGTATGGAATTAGGAGGAAAACGACCTGCAACCTATACAAAAGCACCATCAGGTTCCGGAATCGGATATACAGACCTTAAATTTGCGTACGGGGAAGGCGCGACATTTAGTCAAGATGCAATTGATACAAATGTAGGAAGACCTAGGAATTTAGAAGAAGCGAAACGTGAATATCATTCTGCTCCAATGGCAATGTCACCTGAGGAAACCGCTGCGATTCGTCGTATTGAACAAGCACGGGAAACGGAAGAGATGAAACGTCGTCAGCGCCTAGCCGCTCACGACGTTGATTCGGAAACACTACACAATAGGATGAAGACTAGGCTATTAATTCAAAAATAAGCCTGGAATTCCCACGTCTAAATAGGGTCGGCATTGTTCAATACGCGCCCACGTTAAGCGGAAGAGACCCTCCGCAGACGCATAGGTTGACCACCACGCCCGTCCGTTCTTTGACAGCATTGTCCATTCGTCTGCGCTCGTTTCTTTGACTATTCGCCGTACATCGTCAGGCGTTTTTGCGCGTAGAAAATGAAGTCCTTCTTTCAAGGGCGCTAAAAACGTATCCGCAGAAATTCCAGGTGTGAGAATGGGAACGCATCCACATGCGAGATATTCTATTAACCGATACGAATGTTGCCCCGTGCCAGGTAAGCACAAACCAAATCGTGAGGAGCAGAGTGTTTCTAAATATACATCGTGTGTCATAGAATATGCGGAATCCGTTGTATCGTATTCCAGTGAAAAACGCTCAATACACGACGACCAATCCTGTGTCTTTCGTAATGCGGCGTGTGTCCCATTTCGAATGCGTCCAAAAAATATAGATTGAATAGGTCTATCGATAAAGCGGCGTAAATGCTTTGACCGTTCAGTCAACGTTTGTAATAACCGAGGGGAAAATCCCCAATATCCCCATAGTGATTGACGCTCTCTAGGACCGGGTGGTGCACAATTCGCAAATAACGCCATTTGATACGAAAGGTCATCACGCCACCAACGTAGCGTTGGTCTATCATAGAGCAGAACCTCTCCAACACTTCCCCACCAGCAATAGGGTGTTAATGTGCTGTATTCAACGTTAACGTATTTACGTTCAGCCCATAGAGTTATCATTTCGCGAAATCCATGTCCATCGTGACCTAAGAATCCCTTAAATCCCGACGGAACTACAATAGACGGCACTCGTTTCACTTTATGATTCCGCATAGCCGTCAGTGTATCCTTAAATCCGAATTTATGAATCGCCTTCCCAATATCCGTCATAGCGTTTTGCCGCTGAACCGCGAGCAGTTCGTCTTTCACAACACCCATACAATACCGTAACCCAGCCGCCCCCGCAAGATGAATATGATTGTTTGAACCGTCCGATACAAATTCCATAATCATAGTCGTAGGTTGTGCGTACCAAATCCAATCTAACGCGCTTCCTGTTCCGATAATCCATGTCGCTTCCATGAACGCCTTACGTCGTACAGCAGGAGCATCGGATGGCGATATGATACGAATTTTCCAGGTTGAAAGTATGTATTGCGCAACGTTATCCGCCCATCCACGACTACACAGAGCATCCTCACTATCGCTAACACAAAGTACGGCAACAGGTACCGTATTCGTAGGAGGAGTAGCAGGTAAAAGCGTACGCAGGAGCGCAATATCTTCATGTGTAATAAGCGTTTGAGGTCCAGGTGGAATACACCACATATCTTCAGAATAGTATTGAAGATTTTCACTCATAGGATTAACCGTAATTGAACTGGAATCCTTCCATTCAAAATCCGACAGAAGTGAACCAATGCCATCAGAGTGCGGAACGAGAAATTCAGGTTCTGCTTCGCCCCGCTGTTTTGCAAAGTTCCGCACAGCGAGCACACGCGGTAAATAATACAATACCCAATTTTCCAAGGTATGGTCCATAGAAAACGGAATTACTACAAAATGCGGAATATGTATCGCGTTTGTCAGTGATGAAACCTGCGTTGTTTCCCACGCGTGTTGCCATTGTATGTTGCCGCCAATACACATACCCTTATGGGTGTATATCAATCCGTCACATGTCGCAAACGCTCCGCCTGTGATATGGTAAGGAGTTGGACGTTTTTGTGTCGGTGTATATAAATTACCGCTATGAATATCAAAGGACAATCGGCTACATACAGCGGATGCGGCAGATTCATCGACCGAGAGAATCGGTCGTTGAAACGATGTATTCAAACCGCTAAAAACATCATTGTGTATTTCATAGGATTTCATATCTTTTACAACCCCTAACATCTGTATAGACGTGGGTTCTACATATAAATACATTGGACGATACAATAAATCCTTCGGGTCGTAATTGCGAATATTGGAACTATGTACGTGGAATGTACGTATTGTATGCGCGGGATTCACAACGAGAAACTTCTGTTTCATCATAAGAAGCGCAAATGCACTATTACATCCGGCTTTCCCAAATGGAAAATCGTATTCATCAATTGTGTTTGTCATAATACTATCACGCGCAACAATCCACGCATCCTGGCTATCACTACGCGCGGTTATTTTGGTAGCATCCTCTTCCCATCGCGAAAGCGCAAAGCACATAGCACGGTCTATCCAATTAACTGACCATATTGCGTTGATACTATCGTTACAGTAGATATCGGCATTCGCAAACATCACATAATCGCCTGCCGGTACGTGTGTGCGAATCGTTTGCAAGACGGCTTTGTACGTAAGTCGGTGGTCCGTACGCAGTAGAGTGATTTTTGACGATGTAGGAAGTTCAGGATAGTCCTGTTCATTGATAAGAATTATAGAATCAATAGAATCACACGCGATATTTTTTTCTAAACAATACGATACTTCTTTTTGGCGACGTAGGGATGGATGTTGAAAATATTGCTGTATCAACCATAGGCGCGGAATACAGGAATCGTCGCTTTCTCTCGTAATATGCGTCACGGTTCCATCGCAACTGGATTTCCACGCAGCCATCTGTTTTTCAGCGCCCGCATCCAAGGATGTCGAACTCCAAACTATACGTTGAATGCGTAAAATATGCGCTAGGCTTATAAGAATCGTTTCAAAGGACGATTTTGCTGAGCATCGTCCACCGAGATACGGATATCCTTCATAGAGTTCTTCCCATAGGAGCGTTCTATCATTCGCAAAACCGAGTTTTGAAAGCGCAGTATCTACCCGTTCAGTCATAAGAAATAGACATTGCGGACTTACAGCATAGATGTTTGAAACTACAGGAAACCAAAGACCAATATCCGCATTGGATGGTACTAATACCGCTGCGACGGCGGATGCGCCACATACAGAAACTGCGTCTAGTTCACTGATTACGGGCATCCAGCGTTTCCAACGATGACTAGGGGCATGTGTACTTCGCAGCCATACAAGCGTTTTCCAATCGTACGCAATTTGTGTTTCTGTACGTAAAATACGTATAGGAGCACCCGTTGTTGGATGATGTGCAATCATTTTGAATATACAGTATAATCAAAATGCTTAGACCAGCACAAAGTGCTTTTGACCAGCACAAAGTGCTTTTGACCAGCACAAAATGCTTAGACCAGCACAAAGTGCTTTTGACCAGCACAAAAGCCTAAAACGTAAATACTTGCGCTATAGTATCCGTGGTTGTGGTCACTTGTATAGAAAACACATCAGAATTGTATGTAAAACTCGGCTCAATAATTGTGCCCGCTGTCATCGTTGAGTTGATTGGGTCGTCGGTTAAATTATAGAAGATCAAGGTGCTGAGAAGGTCATTTGGTAATAACGACAATGGAGTTGCTATGACTGTGGCGTAGTCAGGTGGCAGTTCTGTAAAGTCATCTACAGTAGGTCCGCGGAACGTAGATTCAAATAAGCCGTCGTAGTCAGGAATCGCCCCGTAGAGGGAATACGAATATGTGATATTTACGGACTCGCCAGAAGAAAAGAGTCGTATATTTTTTGTAATACTATCGTTGTAGATTCTGAATGACCCGTCTAATTGAGGTTCAATAAACACCGCAGCAAAGCTATACGATGTTGTTAGAGTACTGAGTGTAAAGTATATTTGTACTAAATATTGCTTCAGTGTAATTAAAGGTTCAAAGTAATTCTCTATGTGAATCGTAAAGTCAGGGTAGTTATTATAGGATTCCGAAAAATAACCAACTGAGGCAGTATCTCCTTCAGTTATATTCTGCGGGGTTGCTCCAACATATCCAGTAGTATTCAGAATACTATTAAAAAGATTCGCGGCTGTCCAATCTGGATTATTTAGATATGTATTTGGCGCACCAACAGGAACTTGAATCGTGTAGGGAATATTGAATAGCGGGTATTGTCCAGAATCACTGATTCCAACAAGTTCTTTACCACCTAGATATTGACCCGTAGATTGAATCATTTGAAGACTCGTAAATGCTGGTACAATCGTATTAAATATCGTACTTACAGCCTCATTGACACTACCGGCTATAGATACACGAACAATTGTAGAGAATACAGGATTTCCAGAGTTATTGGCTACATCTGCTGATGTTAAATAGGGTGCTAAAACAGTTATACACGATTGAGCGAATGGTGAGAAATAACGTGCATACTGAATATTATTTATAGTCAGTGATATTTCAACATCGGGTGCGGTCATCGGATTGTTAGGAATAAGGGGATTGTCTATAAGAATAGGTGTCCAATCAATACCGATAGGGGTGCCACGTAAAAACGAATCCTGGGATATAATTCCGTTAATATATATATTTGTTGACAGGATATTCAGACTTATATCTTGTATGTATGTACGAGAAAATATATTCACTAAATTTGTATAGGCTACACTATTAATAAGAGTATATTCGTATTGTAGGGTATATACAGAACTTGAGATAAATGGAGCGAAGGATGTCAACCCGCGATTGAGATTGACGATTAAATTACCGTTATAGTTTCCATAGGCTTGTCCAGCTGTACTCACATTTACCGTTATCATACCTTTATGGTAATCTAAATATGAAATATCATTTGAATTGTAATCCAATATATAGTTGGAGGAACCTGTGCTAATATCGTAGATATTGATAAAGAAATTCCGGTACGTTATCATGTCCATAACGCTAGTAAATTGCGTACCGGTTACATTAATTGTACTGTTCGTCCACAGGGATGAAAGATAGATAGTTGATAACGCCGCATTTAGGTTATTCGTATAGGTTGTGTAATCGCCTGTAGTTGTACTTTCTATTGTCTGTAATGTAAAGGATGCGGCTGTACTCGTTTGTTGTAGAACCGCAGTATTTGTAGATTCCGCAATGGAAAAGGCTGTGCTATTATAGATAAGAATAGATGAATCAAAGAGACCTGATTGCGTACTTATTTGCTCTCCAAAGAGTGTTGAGGACGATACATACAGTGTAGTTGTAGAAGTGTAGATATCGTTAAACATGGAACTTTGTACGCCAACCGAACTATACGCGTAATATTCAAATGTGCTAATTGAGATGAATCCGACTGTGGAGAATGTACTTAATGAATCTGTAACGACTTGAATCGTTGAATCAATATATACTCCTGTAGAGTATAGAGCTATTGAAACTACCGATGATGTTGTAGAAACGACCGCTTCATATAATGCCTGTGCGGTGGATTCGATTGTGCTTACTAATACGGCATCTGATGTACTGAATAATTCGTATAGGGTGGTTGATACAAATTCTTGTGTTGATGCAAGAACTGTGCTCTGTGTTATGAATAGTATTGTCTCAAAAGTTGAATTATAAAACGCTTGTGATATTGATTGATTTTGGGCGACTGTTGATTCATACAAAGCATATTGAAATGTGCTATTTGCTGAACTAATATTATTAATCTGTTCTACAGTATAGGCTTCGAGCGCAATAAATGAATTATAAATAGTTGATATAAGCGAACTGGTTGTAAGTAGATTGATATCATACTGGAGTGCGTACAAACTCGTGCTTACATTACCATTGATCGAGGATTGGTTATAGTATGATGATATAAATTGTGTAGATAACGTGTTGACCGTACGGGATAGTGTGCTTGTTGTTGATAATAAATAACTTATATTGGTTGACTGCGTGCTTAGTTGATTATAAATTGGTAATGTTCCATAAAATAATAGAGTACTTCCTATTGTACTTACATTCGTATATGTTGTAGAATACAGATTTGTACTCAATGCTAGAAGACTGGAAATATTTACGGTATTCGTTTTTGTCGTACTATTCAGCGGTATAATAGAAGAATAGTAGAGAGTACTTATTGCTCCGAACATAACCTTATTCGTTGAACCTTGAACGGACGATAATCCTACGGATGTACTCAGTAGTTGATTGGTGATTATTGAACTAAATGTACTAAACGTATTTGTTTTTGTTGTAATGGACGATATATAGGCGATTCTATTATCTGTATAGAGGTTTGCGTTTGTAGTTACAATCGCATCTGCCAATGTATAATTCGCTGTAAGAGAATTGTATGTACTTGTATTTTGAAGGTTGAACTCTGTATTCGTTGACGCTAAACCGCCTTCGATCGAACTTTGTAGTAAGGACAATTCATCATAAAATGTAACAAATGTGCTTGTTGCAAAGAGTGTACTTTCAACAAAATTTACTGTACTTGTATATATGTTGTTTATTTGAACGGATAAATCGTTTGCTATGTTTTGATAATTTGAATTTATATCATCAATAGCATTTGAAAATCCCTCGTCGATAATCAATAATTGTGTCACACTGCTGTATAACGCATTTGTAGTCGTTTCAATTGCGTTCGCATTATTGAGCGTACTTTGTTCTAATGTACTGATATCACTGTACAAAGAACCTATGTTTGTTGAAAGAATACTACTCATTGTTTGAAACGATACAGATATACTTGTAGATAATGTAGATAAGTTATCAGGATTCACGCTATTGCACCAATACGTTTGTCCTGCTCCGTTTGCATAGAGTGTGTAGGTTGATGAAATCGCAGCATTATTATGGGTTCGAAATGAAATATTTCGAAGCAATATATTATCCAGCGATTGGTTTGTATTGAATGCCATTCTATCGTCTGTATGGAAAATACAAATTGTTAGAATCCGTGCGCCCGCAGGTATAAAGGTTAATAAAACAATTGAAAGAGTAGAGTATGTCCACATCAGGAGGACTTTTACAATTGGTTGCAACGGGTCGCCAAGATATTTATCTTTCCGGAAACCCACAAATGACGTTTTTTAAACAGGTCTATGCGCGGCATACGAATTTCAGTATTGAAACCCAACGTATTCCGTTTGATACTGCTGTAGACTTTAATAAACTTGTCACTGTGACAATACCACGGAGTGGCGATTTATTGAGCCAGTTATTCTTAGATATTCAACTTCCTCAAATTACACCGAACGGACCGGTTCCACCACCCGCAAATACGGTAGTCACAGAGCCTCCGTATAATTACGAAGCTCCACCTGCGTCTGTAAGTTGGGTGAATGGTATCGGTTTTGCGATGATTGATTATATCAGTCTATGGATTGGACAACAAGAGATTGACCGTCAATATGGTGAGTTTTTATATTTATGGACACAATTATCAACACCGGGATCCAAGCGTGATGGGATACAGGCGATGACCGGAACGCAAGATGTCTATAATGAATCCACACAACAGGGACCTCTGCGATTGTACATACCGCTTCATTTCTGGTTTTGTAAGAATCCTGGACTTGCGCTTCCTCTTATTGCGCTACAAGCGACGCCTATCAAAATCTATTTGAAACTCAAAAACGGTTATGACATGGTATTTTCAAACGCACTTGAGAATGCTGTTATGTGTAACAATTCGTCATTACCGACCCCGATTGCGCAACCACCCGTTATTACAGACATGACGTTATGGGGCGATTTTATATATTTAGATACGGAGGAACGTCGTCGGTTCGTTAGTTCAAAACACGAGTATCTAATTGAGCAAACACAACAGCAAATACGGTATTCTGTTCCAGCACTCTCCAAAAATGCCAACGTGCCATTGACCTTCAATCATCCTATGAAGGAGATGATATGGGTTGTCAATCAGGATAGAATGTTAGACGCACATGAATACTTTAATTATGGGTCCCGAATGTTAAACGAATCCGGTATTCCGAATTTGGATATCATACACTCTGCTCTATTACAATTTGACGGGTTTGATAGATTTGAGGAACAGAGTGCCCAGTATTTCCGACTCTTTCAGCCATATCAGCGACATACTGCTATTCCAAACGATTTTATATACGTCTATTCGTTTAGTCTTGCCCCGGAGGCTGCTCAACCACAAGGATCGTGTAACGGTAGTCGCTTAGATTCAATTATCTTGCAAGTGAAAATGAATCCACTTATAACATCGCGTAACGCTGGTATAACAGTATATGCTACAAATTACAATATTTTACGTATTGTAGCGGGTATTGGTGGCTTATTATTTACGGTGTAATCTCGCGTCTTATTTTGCGTATATATCGGTAGAGGAATGACACCGGAGCATATAAGTAGCGTGAACACGTGGGGCGGACATCCTGATAGGAATTATTATGTATTTATCATTTTATCTATAATGTTCGGATTTCTAGGCATTGACCATTTTTATTTACGTAGTTTTGATACAGGTGTGAAGAAACTTATTGTGAATATATTCGGTTTAGGTATTTGGTATTTTTGGGATATTCTACAAATCGTCAGTGACGGAAAAGCCATACGAGAAGAGGGTTTATCATCGCCGCTAGATTGGATAAAAGGTATTGGACGCGGAACATTTACAGAACCGACATTACTGAAAAAGGTACAGATGGGCGGCGCAATGCCGCAGTCGCAGCCAACAACAGACACAGCGAAAATAGCAGAAACAGCGAAAACAGGAAACACAGGAAATACAGGAAGCACAGTACCCGTATTTGCTGCTAAAAAATCATATCTAATCTATGCGTTTCTTGCTATCTGTTTTGGATGGCTAGGATTGGACAAATTATACATGGGGCATTTAGCACAGGGTTTGTTTAAATTAATTTCATGTTTTAATATATTTTTATTCCTGTTTGGATGGATGTGGGTACTGTGGGATTCATTCCACGCTTTTTTCCTGACGAATACGATTCTAGAAGAAGGAATAGTAGTTCCGCTACCGTACAGTATGCTCTTTGAAACAATATCTACCGAAGATTTCAAGGTTCGAGAGCAAATAGGAGGAGAAGAATCAAGTTTCAGTGTCTATGCATTTTTAGATTGGATTGCGAAAGAATTTATGTTTCCATCTGTTCCAAACTTTGGATGGATGAAGGGTTTGTATAAAGATATAGCAGCCCCATTAATAACGGTGCCTGTTGTAAAAGCCTTACAAGCAGTTCCGAATCCTGCTGAACTTGAAGCAGCAATGCACTCTTTACCTGCAGCGCAAGTTCCATCCTTGCCGCTGTCATTACAAGAGTTGACTGTACCGAAACTTCAAGGGCAAGTCCCTTCCTTAGCACAGCCATTACAAGATATGACTGTACCGAAAGTTCCAGAAAAACTAAGCGCAATGAAGGGTGGAAGCCGCCTGCTTATAACCGAGAGTAGCCCCGAGATAAGCGGACCTGGACCGGTTGTCGCAGGCGCATTAACCGCTATAGTTCTTGCGGGCGGCTTAAAAGGATTTTATGATTTTATAGCAGCACAATACGGATGAAATTGTTAGAAACGCAGGAACAATTTGAATCTATGTGGTTTGGTACAACTGAAACAAAACCGTGGATTATATATTTCACTGCGAAATGGTGCGGTCCTTGCCGTAGGTTAAATAGCGATGAAATCGGTAGGGTTGCAGAAGAAAAGGGTATTGATTTGTGGAAATGCGACATAGATGCCAATGATTATACACCAGGTTACTGCGGGGTGACATCAATACCTTATTTTATGTATTTTGAACCGAAGAAGATTGTATCGTCATTTCAATCTTCAGATACCGAAAGTGTAGCAATGTGGATACGTCTTTTGAAATAGGGCTGGATAGCTCCAATTAATACTACACGATTAATTAGTATCATAAACAGAAATGTAATTTATGTTTATACTATGTGAATGATACTTAATCTATATTCATAGATTTCATGGGAGGGGGTTACGAAAGGGGGAGATATCCCCCTTTATTTTGAAATAGAGACTATGAATTGATAGTATGAAAATAAATAGTATTTATTTTTATACTTTTTTGGAACATACATGAAATTATAAATTCAATTTCAAATGTTTTGGTTTGCCACTTAAAAGTAGCATTTTCAAATTATTCATTTCTTGCTCTAAGACTTCAATACGTTTGCTTTGCTCCTTGACAACAGGTATTAACATAACCCCTAAGCGGTCATATTGTACGCTTTTGTATCCACGACTCGTTTTGACGACCTGTGGAAAGATTTTTTCGACTTCTTGCGCAATCACACCGATTTCCTCTTTGTCCGGCGATTCAATTAAATTATAGGAATATGTATTGATATTCAAAATATTGGAGGGAGTCTTCAAAGTTTTAATATTTTCTTTCAGGCGAATATCCGAAAATGTAGCGAATGATTCGGCTGTAACATTTTGTATAAGCGCATCGCCATTGACTTCTAATAATTTGGATGCATCCGTAGATCGGTCAGCACCTATAATGACCGGACCATCTTGGAAAAATATAGCATTACTAATATCTGTATCGGTTGTAGTGTGCCACAGTGATTCTGCGACTACAGCATTCTGTAAACCGCTAATATCGGCTATTATTTGTGGTAAACCGGTACTATATTCACCAAGAAAGTTATTAAATTCACCTTTATAAATATAACAAGAAATAGCCGGTGGATTTACAGCACTCATCGGATTCGATGTAAACCGTGTTGAATCGGGGTCATATATAGTAAAAGTACCAGAATCAAAGTCAACAATAAAAGGTACTTGTGATTGTAATACAATATCTAAACCACGACGTGCAATTGTTTCCCCCGATATTGTTCTATTGACTTTACCATTCCACGCACCATTTGAAAACTGAAACGGTATGATATTTTTCAAAATATTTTTTTTTGTAATAGGTGTTACAGCATTAAAAGCATAATTTGGATTATTGATGATTGAGCGTAATCTACAGTTTGAAATTCTGTAAATATACGGATAGGCTATCAATTGAGAAATTGAGAATACAGATTCGCCGTTTATATTTGTATTGAGAGCGTTAAGTTCATCGGTTCTAATACCAAAGAGTGTTTGGATATCTGCGCCGGAAAGAGTTTGCCAGGCATCTGAATCCTTAGGTGGAGAGTCGGGAATAAATTGTGTGGCTATCTGTTCCGCAAATACGGTCGGGACTTGCATAGGTTCATTGTACGTAACAGTTCCAACGTGTGTATTTGTTCGCCAAAGAGCTTTTTTAAAGAGGAAGTCCGCAATCTCAGATACTGTAAAACCGTCCGGTACGGAACTCGCATTTAACTGTCCTGATACATTCATGAAGTTTACTATACTTGTATATTCCCGGTACTGTTGTTTTACGCGTTAATGTATGTACATGAAATATCCCAATGAGGTTATTGTTGAACTTTTGAACATAGCCTTTAGTAGTAGAGGGAATGTCTTGCGAAGGGGGAACCCATGCATATTCCGTAAATTTGTCATCTGGGCAAATTCTATTTGCGGATCCAACGTTATGTTGGACACCCAATGATTTTCCTAATATGCCATCGTCACTACTGTCACTAACCGCATCCGGTACAATTGTCGATGGAAATATCAGCACAATAACTCTAACCAATAAGATTGTGTATGAAGCATTTGACCCACCCGAATTATATTCAAACTTTAAAAAACCGTTACAAATTGATGAATCCGGTACAATAACGTATTCCGATATACGCGTTGGACTCGTAAGTTCATATTCGGGTGCTTTTTCAAATGCGATTTCGGCGTTCACTCCGTCGTCAATCGGTGGTGCTGATATTCAGGATATTACATCAACGAATCCAGATACGCTAACAAATGCTGTAGGAAAATTGGATGCCTGGATTACAAATTCATTTCTTGTACAACCGCCCGCGGTGACACAATCCGTAGTTGAATCTACATCCCTATACGCCGGTGTACAATGGAAAAACTTTATGACGTACGCAGTCATGGATAAATTTATCCCGTATGTAACGAGTATCATTTTTATAATCGGTGATCCAGCAAACGACTTTTGTACTTTTGAATTATTTGATACAAATTACTTTCCGTACCGAAATTATACGGATGGAATCAGTCCGTTTTACACGCCACTTGTACGACTTCGCGCATTCCGCGATTTTTTTACGCTTACAGGTAATATTAAATATTTAACAAAAACCGCTATGACAGCACAATGTATTCGTATAATTGATTCAAGTGGTTATACATTTCCCGATACAGGATATGTTCTAGGATTGGAGAATACGGATGGTGCTACCACATATACAACAATGAATATTTTTATACCAACTCTTCCCGTAGATACAGATATACCTGTTCGTATTATCTATCTCAATAATACTATGCAACAAACAAATATCTTCAGTACAATTGTACAAATTACGAGTGTTGGTCCGCCGAGCGCACCACTCCTTTCACCCTATACACCCTTCGTACTTACACCTCGTTTGTTCCCCGCTGTTGACTATCCTAGCGATGACGTGACAACGCTATCGTTTGAAGTCACACAACCGTACTATAGCGATTCTGTTGCGCAAATATCATTGCCTTATTTTAGTTCTTACATCACGACCTATACGGCTTCGGCTCTTACTACGTCTGTGAATGGACAAGGCTTTCGCTACGGTGTTCCGAATCCGCAAACGATTCCGCCGTATTTATCGGATTATTCTATAACACTGTATTCAACCTTTTCAAAATTCACGTCATCCGTCCAAGTTATCACAGTAGTAGGAGATCCAATAACACCGATTCTACCAGGTGTTGTATGGAGTACATCCGTTGCGGCTGTGAATTTAGCAAATATTATTGGACCGCAATCACAAGGAATTCAACTCGCATCTGCGTTTCCGCCCGTTATCGCTCCAAATATTTCATCTATACATATCACCGCAATTGCGCGGGATCAAATACAATATGCGCGAACCAGTACAATATTCAATTTACAGTCCTACAATAATGGGTGGTCTGTTGGAGATTACGCAAGTACAGATGTAGTATTTTTATCAACGATATCACCCGTAGAATTTCAATTAGTCAATGTTGTACAATTTAACGATCCAGCGTATCCTGGTGATAGAAATACTTTACAAACAAATTCTGTGTATACCGATGAAAATTCAAATATCACCGCTCTATCGTTACCTATTACGCCGATAGCGGATGATTTCCCACTTGATACACTACTAGGTGTTAACATAGGACCGAATACACTTTTCACAACGATTTCGGATTCCTATACAGCCGAGCCTTATCAAAAGTTTTTTTACAACGCAGCTATTTCGGAAGTTCAGGATGTTGAGGGTATTTCCTTAATTCCAAAACAGATATTTTTTTCGTTGGAAAATAACAATGCGACGACGAGTCAAATATATAGTACTCCAACCTATACGTTCCAAACGGAATTGATAACCAATGATGCGCTTGTAAGTAGTATAGGGTTTTACAATACGATAACAAGTACAACACAAGTCGCAGGTATGTACACGCCGACTACGAGTTCAATTGTTTCGTTCGATATATTTGGGTCAAACTTTGCATATACAATGGTGAGTTCGTGTTTCGCGAACGCACAGTTATTGAAAGATAATATTATAATTGGACCGCAGTCCAATTATTCACAAAATGTCTATATTTATAATCCGGCACACGATACACTTGCTGCGGAAGAAATCACAACAACTCCGTTTCCAATGGATACGCTATTGTCTATAAGTTCGTGTCAATTACAATTTTATAATAATGTTTATCAATCACCTAACTCGACAAAACCGGTGAGTGTACGGATTCAATTACAATCCGCGGCTCCCCAAACATCACGAGGATTTGTAAGCACAATACTCGATTCGACGTTATTTGTAGATACGGTCTCTCTCAATACATATACAACGTTTAACGATACAATGGGCGCAAACGGATTACGTATAGTATCGCTATTACCAGCGACAACTATAGTTGATATTAGTGAAAACAACATACAAGATTTTGTAGATATTTATGGAAAAACGGGTCCAGGGCTTGCTACAACAACGAGTACATTCTTTCATGTTGATGAAGATTCCTTCGATTACACTATTTCGAGTTGTGCAATCTATACCCATACATCCTCTTTGAGTTCGATATGGTCCAATTTCTATTCCCGTGAATTGCTATATACCAATGCGAAATTTATACATACCGCTGGATTTAATTTTAATCAGTATAGTGGAATTCCGTTAGGAATTCCGGATGCGGTTTATCCAGATTTTACATATGATTTAGTGTATGACCAAAATAAAGGCTATCGGTATGCGTCATTTACATACGAATCACCGTTGCATCTAGACCCTGTATCGTATCAATTTGCGTATGTACGGATTGTCAATCCGAGCCACGTAAGCACTATTGTAGAAGACCCGACGAAAAATATTTTCTTTCCGAATGATGCTGTACCCGCATATTTTATGTCGAGTATAAATGTTCGCATACATTTGAAGACATTTGGTTATTACAATGAGGGCGCAACTACCCACTTTGAATCTGAATGGGTCAATTGTTTGAACTTAGTCGATAACTCTATGTTTAACGACGATGTATTTGATGAACCAGCTTGTATTGAGGGTACTGTAAGTGGAAATGATATTGTTTACAAAGTACAATTGGCTCGCCGCAATTACATAAAAATATGTTCTATTGTACGAGTTGGATTAGCACACGGATGCTCCATGTATTGTGGTACGGATATTTCGTTTGAGGCTGTACATGTGGAATTGAGAGATGAGTAGGAGGATATCCCTAAGCTAAAGGGGGATATCTCCCCCTTTCGTCGCTACTACGTAGTGCGCAGTACCACTACGAAGTGCCACTACGCAGTGCCAAAGGAATCCATAGATACAGATTTGTATCATTGACATATTATAAACAAGAATTACATTTCTGTTTATAATACTAATTTTACTGTTATTTCATATAGTATAAATTGGAGCTATCCAACCCTACCCTAAGCATCCGTAATAAGCGTAATGGATTCCGCAGCTGCACGTGCAAGAGCATCAACGACCGCATTTCCTTGTGAAAGCGCATCAGTACCACCTGTATGCGCAGGAATATGATGAAGACGTATCGTATCTTTGACTATCATCCAAAGTTCGTGAAGCGGTTTAATAATATCTAAATTCTGAACTTTCTTTTTATCATGTTTTATCCAACCTGTCGTTCTCCACACTAGCGCCCATTCACTAATACACTGAATCGAATATTTTGAATCTGTATATATATCACCGGATTTACCACTTTCAGCAAGATAATTGATTGCATATTGTAGCGCATAGAGTTCCGCGCGTTGATTCGTATGCGCGATACCTTTCGGGACCTGTCCGCTGAATCTATGAATCTCGTCACCATTCTGCTGTACTAGAACCGCGTAACCAGCCCGCGCATCCCAATACCCATTGCGAAGACACGAACCGTCGCAGAAGAGTGTAAGAGATTCAGCCATAGTGAGGGTCTATTTAGGAAAGTTTTAAGATTCATTTTTTTCCTATGTATCGTGTAGGGACAATGTCTATGCTCCAAATTGCGCATACATTTGTGATTGCACCGCTTCTCGTGTATGTTGGTTTATACCGTCAAGCCGTTCCCGATGTTGTATTCACACTTCTTGGTATTCTTGGTTTTGCGGTTTTAGCATATCACGTGTATAGAGCCTATGTGAATTTAAAAGAGAATAAGAGTGCGTGGATTAATTGGATTCATATTTTTCTCATAGCGCCTCTGTTATTAATCCTTGGGTATTTGAAAAAAGACGCATCCGGTCGGTACTTTGAAATGTTACTGATGCTCGGATTCGCTGCATTTGGATACCACGCTCTTTATCTGATACGTGATATGTTATTTATATGATCGGGTGTCGCGGATACTCGTAGTTCCGCGCAGTTCAATGCGTGGTATAAGTATGCTGATGATGATTCAAACAGCCTCGTGCATCCCGTACATCCTGTAGTTTTAATATCTCTTGTAAAGGTTGGAATCCATTCTTTACAATGATTGCGCGCATAATGAATAAGCACATTGGCTTTTGTATGACTCGCATGTTCGCAGGTAGGGCATACATAGCGAACATTTGCGTAGGGATTTCGTTCCGTTAGGCTCGGATGGGGATTTTCGGGATGAAGCGTAGCGAGGTGATGATACCAACCACATTTTTGTAGGAAACGCGGGTGTTCATCGGCTTCATTTTTACACAAACGGCATAGAAAGGGAAAGTCCATTTCGTGAATACTTTTAATATGATAGTACATCGTATTCTGTTTCTCTTCTACCTTCTCGCAATGAGGGCAAACAAAGTGCCCGTCCTCATTCCGTACGTACTTATCAACAATAGACATCTTTTACTTGCTACCAATTGAAGAAATATAGGTTCAATTTTTGCGCTGAGTATTTTTACGCGTTTTACGCCGTCTAGCGTTTCCTTCGTTTTGTCCGTAAAACGCATGATTTGGACCGAAGGTTCTTGCGAAGTTGAATTCATTTGTTGCACCACTTGGAACTAAGTGGTTTCTAGGTGCGTCAAGACGTAGTACTACTTCATTATTAGGATGAATTGCTGAAGCCCTAGACACGGGTTCAGTCGCAGTACCTGTTGCCGCCGCAGCTGCTGTACCTGTTGCCGTACCTGTTGCTGCTGCTGCCCTACCTACATTCGGTGCACTCCGATTGAATATTTCACCGGATCGTAGAATTGCCTCAACATTATTATCCGCCGACCTTGCGTCCGTAGGAGGATTGAATTCAACAATATCCCTATCTTTCCATCCAAATAACTGTTTGAACGTATTCGCTTCCCCCAGTGTTTGCCGAATCTTAAAATACCCCTTCCCTAATTTCGTACTATTTTCGGCTAATTTCTTATAACGAACAAATGAATCGTTATTTAAAAACCGAAGTAAATCTTCCATAATTACTATATACAGAATACTAGGATTTGTAACACGCGTATGAAATCCTGGATCTTGTGTAATAAATTGTGATAAAAAATCTATGAGCGCATTGAGCGCCCATGGTAGCGGTTTACGCATCTGTTTTCGCAGTAATGCCATCGCAATAACACGGTCCGAAATACCTTTGAGAATTCGTATATATCGTACATCCTTCATATTCGCGGCAGTCTTCGTACTGAACATACCGCTTACAAACGGTGTATCAATACGGTCGCTTAATTTAAGAAGAACAGCATCGAATTGTGTTATAATTGGATTCAAAAGACCACGTACATAGTCGTTGTATAATTTTGGAAATTGACCACTGCCGGAAAGTCTAAAATCAACAGTACCTTTATAGGAATCCCTAGTCGGTTCAATGTGTAGTGTAAGGTCTATAGTAATGACTCCTACTATTTTTCCAAGGTCTGAAACAGGTTTTATGATAAATTCATACCATTCCGAGAAATCCATAATTCCGTCGTTCTTGAGCGTAAGTCTACGCAGTCTATCAAATTGACTATTCTGAAAGGGTATGTAATCATTACCTAACAATACGCGTAAACTACTAAATAATTTATTCCCGTGTGTTTGCGACGAAATATTGTAATAGACATTTTTCAACTTTCTTTGTAAATCGTCATTCAGTAAAGTTGTAAATATTTGATAAAATCGCGCCTTTATTTCGTCAGCAGTTCCGGACAGTGTTTCACGATTTATAGTGAGTGGAGGGCGTGATAAATCTTTTTCTCCTTCGGATTGTATAAAAGCGTTTGTTTGACGCACACCACTACTTGTGCGAAACGCAAAATTTTCGAAATAATCGTGTGCGTCGTTTGTTCTATAATGTAAAAATCCTGGATCGGATGTATCGTCAAAGAAAAATCCATTAATGGTTGGATTTCCGAAATTGGCTGCCATTCCCAATATAAACCCTTACCATATCCTTAGATATTATTAGACACCCATTATGGTAAAAATAGCGATTCTAACATTTTGTGTTGGCGCGGATTATAAACGGGCGATGAAACCGGGTTTAGATTCGAAGCGCGCATATGCGAAAAAGCACGGATATATATTTTTATGTGATGGTTGTGAGGAAGTCTGGGATAAGACGAAGCCTATTCCGTGGTCAAAATTCAATTATATTTTGAAACATATCAATGATTACGATTTCTTATTCTGGTCGGATGCGGATGTGTTAATAACCAATGACGCTATAAAACTTGAAGACCAAGTTCTTCCACGCTTACCCGCTGGCAAAGATATTCTATGGACATGGGATGCGTGTAATCACTATAATAACGGGCATATGCTTATCCGGGGACGCAGTGAATGGGCAGCGGATTATTTCCGACGTGCATCGCAACAAAGTGACTTACTCTACCATATTTGGTGGGATAACGCAGCGATGATACGACTCTTTGAAACGAATCCCGCAGATAGAGCGATGATTGAAACTTGTAGGGAGCACTGGTTGTTTAATTCGTATCTATTTGGACCGAATAACACAGCAACAGATTCATCAACGCGATTGTATGAACCTGGGGATTTTCTAATTCATTTTGCGGGGGTTTATAATGCGGCGAATATTCATAGGCTGATGTTATATGTACAATCCGGACAACGACTCAATAGGGATTTATTGACGAAATGGCGACAAGAACCAGAGCCGCCGCGTGATTTAGAAACCGCAGCAAATGATATTCGCACCTTAAAGTAAGGAGATGCCGTATATTTGGCTCATACTTGTAGGATTGCTCGCGATTCTACTTATCTTCGGAGACATCCGGTCAAGGAATTCTATTTTTATAACACCGGAAAAAGCCGCTGCTATTGAGTACAAGAGTTGGCTACGGTGGTCCGAAATAGAACCACCGGATAATCGAATACGGATGTTATGGTTTGACCAGGATTATGTACCGTTTGTCAACGCAGGTTCGGAGATATGCGCACAGCAGGTCAATAACTATTTTATGAGCAAGCCGTACAAATATGATATTTGGGTCGCTGCGCCAGGCTATCCTCAGCGAACGTATGAAGGCGTACGATGCTTTGATTTACACGATACAAACTTGTTTTTCAAGGTTTTAGAAACAACACATGTACTACACTCACACTCAGGTCCGTATCGTTCGGCAATGTTATGGCTAACAAAAACAACGGGTATTCCCTCAGTCGGTTGGGCACATACACTAGGTTACGTTCGTGGTGTTCAAAAACCGTGGAACAAACCCCACATTCGCGATAGACAATGGACAGTCTTTAATTCGCTATCTCTTCGTGACGCTGTCAGCGATTTCAAAGAAACAAAGGACCAAACCGAAATATTCTTTCCACCAGTGGATTTCCGATATTATGCAGTTGAGCGTAAACCGCTGTATGTAACACTGAGTAATGTCAATTCGAACAAGGGTGGTGAATTATTGATACAACTTGCAAAAGCCCTTCCGGAAATAGAATTCCAGGGTATCATTGGTGGTTATCGAAAGCAGATTACGTACGCAGGTCTTCCGAACCTACGATATATTCAACATACGACGCAGATTAAGGATATCTATGCGCAGACGTGGGTGCTGATAATGCCATCAAAGGAAGAAACGTGGGGACGTACGGCGGTAGAAGCCATGTCATCGGGTATTCCGATTATTGTATCTCCAACACCCGGACTGAAAGAATGCTGTGAATCGGCGGCGATTTATTGTGATAGGAGTGATTTAGATTCATGGGTCATAACATTACGGAAACTCAAGAACGACCAAGGATTTTACAACGAACGAAGTACGGCGTCTTTAGCGCGAGCGCGTGCGTTAGACCCCGGACCAGATTTAGAACGGCTGGAAAAGTGGATGGACGAAAAAGTCATTCCGTCAAAAACAAAAGGTCGAATGCCAAACGACCTAGAAAAAAATCTTCTATTCCGTTAGAAACAAAATGCAGACAGTTGGATCGCGCGCACAAGTCTTTCACGGCACAGCAAAACACACGAGCGGCGGTCTTGAGAAGAGCGACCTGATGATGCACAAGGGTCGCATTGTCAGCCGTAAAGCGCACAAGGCGGGTCTTCGCGCAATTACGCGCCTTCGTAAAGCCGGCTATGTAGCGAAGAAGGGTACGTTCAAGCTTTTCAAGAAGCACTCTAAGCACAGTGGCGGGTTCTTTTAATCGTGCTACCGCACGATTAAGAACCACAGTGGCGGGTTTTTCTAAGAAAACCCCTGTAGTCGCAGTCGCAGGCGCAGCAAATTCAACATCCGAAAAAAACAATGCTGCTCCACGCAAACGAGCAAGCCGACGAAAGCGCAGAGGTTCCCGTAAACAAAAAATAGACCAAAACTAACATTTCATATAGTATTCATTGGACTTATCCAACCCTATTCGTAAGAAAGTTACTGGCTATAAAGTCTAAACTTTGGACATTTATATTTATTAAATGTCCAAAGAAATCGAACTCCACGACATCGCGCATTTTTATCGGCATTTCTTACAACAAACATCCGTGAAATCCATAACGTGTCTTCAACAACTATGTGATTCCGATATTTTCCCACGATTCCTTCATACATATACGCCAATTCGGATACTGTTTGAAATTCAGAATCCCATAACTGCGATCGACGCTATCTACACAACGACACCAAAGCAACAAGAAATTCTCAATCTTCTAAAACACAATCCAAAACTACTCTTTACAAGACATAAATGTAAAGTGGAGAATTACGTAGCCATACCGATTTCAATAAATCTTTGGACTCTTCAAAGAGGCAGTTTGCTTGTTGAATATCCGCACATAGAATCCAGGAATTACAATTTCAATATGACAGCTATGTGCAATAACAATGGTATATTTTCAACGCAAGCAAACGCAGATTCTGATATCTGGTACGGAATTCGCTCAGCGGATACAAAATTCACAAAATCCGATGTAATTATACAATTCAATAAAAACAACAAAACCACGATCCTAACGTCGCCAACTGTATGTCGTGAAGATATGCGGTTTTTTGTCTTCCAAAACACTCTGTACGGTTCCTATACACGTATAGACCCGTATATTTCAGGGACGAAAACACGCGCTGCGCTCACTGTCGGTCGTTTTTCCGCAGAAGGCGACCTAGTTGAAGAAATCGTACCCCAATACGGTGGGAATCTTATCAATGAACCCGAAAAGAATTGGACGTGGTGGGAAAGTCCCTATGGAAAATTACACTGTGTCTATACATTTACACCGCTAAAAATCCTAGAATTTTCATCATTGCGAGACGTACCCACGGAAATCACAATCCCCGTAGATTTAGCGGATACAATTCGTGGTGGCGCAGCGGGTGTTATCTACAACGATAAGGTGTGGTGTTTCACACACGTACATCGTGAAGGACGCATCAATGTTGGTGTAGTTGTACTATCCTACAGCAATTTACCGATTGTTTTAGGATATTGTAATACACTCGTAGAAGCAAGCGACTATACGAATCTATTTTTTTACATTTGCGGTGCGTATTTGGATACAAATACAAGATGTTGGAAACTGACAGGCGGTGCACAAGATACAAAATCATGTATTATAACGATACCTTACGATGAGGTTATGTCAAAAATTCACTGGGTTTGAGAAAACCGCTCCACTAACGATACTCCAAGTCGCGTTAAGGAAATCCCACGTTTCATTAAATCCACGGGCTTCCCAATAGCAGAATCTGCGATTTTATGCCAAAAGACTTTCCATTCAGGCTCATCCACATCCGAAATCATAAGACCAAGGTCGGATGCGACCGTTGCACTACATACAGAAGACCAATCCGCAATAGGTCGCCACGCAACGTGATTCCCCCGCGCGGGTAATCGTTTCATAAGGTCGAATACACGCATAGAATCTGCGGATACAACCGGTGGAAAAAAGACAGCATCGGGAATCGCAGGAATTTCAATACCTATTCCGAACCAAATACGCGTACAAACAGTTCGCCCGTCATCCACTAAGGTATCGAGGAACGATAAGAACGAATCAGGGCATTTCGGAGCGGATGAATCAAATGTTAGAAGTATAGTACCCCCGTAACCCCGTAAAATAGTCGCTAGAATAGACCAATCGCGACTCGTTTTGGGACGTAGTACGAACGTCCAAAGAGTTTCAGCTTCAAGAATACCCGACTCACCACAAATGAGTATTTTACAAGAATATTGCGTATTTGAAATAAATTCCCAGGGAATCCAACATTTTTCGGGTGCTGCGTGCACATAAATAGCACGACCGACTAATGACGCACCGAATCCCTCTAACTCCATTTAATCTATACACATAGGTTAAGAAGACGAAATGGACGCGCTTAAAACAATAGCAACAATTGCTCTATCCATCGGAGTGCTTGATATCGGATGGCTAACACTTCGTAAGACGTATCACGAAACTCTATTCAAAAGCATACAACACAGCCCGATTGAACCACGTTGGATACCCGCGGGACTTATTTATATTTTAATTCCCGTTGCTGTGTATCTTGGTGCTGTTATTCACGGAAAGACACTTCAAGATACTGTATTCCGTGGTGCTATTGTAGGTTTCTTACTCTACGCATTTTACGACCTAACGAATTACGCAACATTTACAGGATGGACGCTTGAAATGACGATAGTTGATATTCTATGGGGAATGACTGTATGTAGTGTAGGAGCAGCAGCAGGCTATTATATAAACGGATTGTAAGCCCACTGTAACAGCGCTTGTCGCTCCTTACGACTACATTCTAAATCGT